CTTGTTCAGTACCTCAAAGATGCCTATGACCGTCAAGAAGCCAATTACAAGGCCTACATGGAAACCAACATGGCCCGTCACAAGGCCCTTGGTGACAAGTATCTCGATGCTGCTGCTCCCACGCCTGAACCCGCTCCAGTTCCCGCCGAACCTAAGCTCAAGGCTCACGCTGCTGTGCAAGACCTACAGATGAAACCTGGTAATCCCAAGGCTCGCAAGATTCCTCCTGCCGTTGAAGGTGCTTGCTCTAAGATGAACCTCAGCACTGAGTATTATCGTTTGTGGCTTACCAAAGGTTTTGATGCTGAAGCCTTCATGAACAACTACATGCGCGATGCCAAGCTCTTCCGTGCTCACTTGATTAGCATCGAGACCGATACCAGACGCATTCGTGAAGCCGAAGCTGCTGAAGCTAAAGCTCCTGAACCTGTTCGTCGCCTTCGCGACTACTACTACAAGGGTAGCATTGCCCCTGACCTTCCTCCTTTTGTGGATGACTCTGTTTTCAAAGTTGTTCATGCCGGTGAACCTATTGCTCCGATTACTACCCTTGATCAGCTCATGTCCATTCCCGCTCCGATCATGACTGCTCCCAGAACGAACGTCAATTTGGCTGGTGCAATTCGTGTTGCACATCCTCATTGGCATATCGATACAGTCTGCGCTGTTGCTGCCCACCTTGCTGGAATGCACGCTGAAGCCATCCGTCGTGAGATGGAAGGCGAGTTCCTTGCTCGCGTTGCGATGTCCAATTGGAGTGCTATTGCTGCCAAATCCGTTTTCACTGTTCCTGATTTCTTCCGCCACAAGATTGACAATGTTCTCAACTCTGTTCGCACACGAGTGGCCGCTCTTTGGGCCACCATTACTCAATCTCAGTGGTTCCATGATTTCATGCAAGCTCTTAGCACATTGACTATTGTTGCTACCGCCTATATTGTTGTCGTTGCTGTCATTGTGCTCGTTGCTAAATTCATTGCTTGGGTTACTGGTGCTGATGAGCCCCAGAAAGCCCATTCTGCCCCCAAGGAACCCAAGATTGAGCGCTGCTTGCGCCGTGCTCAAGAGGTCCAGTCTATGGAGCGCCAACCCGCTCCTGTCCGATCTCTCCGGAGAGTCCAAAAGACCCAAGGCCCCCACGACAAAGTGTGTGATGACATTACTGCCCGTATTCTGAAGAAGAACGAGTGGGTGATGTATGATGAAAAAGGAAATTCCATGATGCAGTTTACCATCCTTCAAGGTAGACTGTGTATCGTCAATCACCACTTTGTGTCCTGGCTCCAGAAAGAAGAAGACCGCTCCCCGATCATTGTGAACAATATCCTGAACCCCGAAATTGAACGTCAAATTGCCTGTGAAGATATCTTCAATGGACAACCCGTTGAAGGTTCCGCTGACCTGTGGAGCTTTGTCATTACCAACCTCGATTTCCCCGAAGGTTATGACATTGTTCCCTATTTCCTCAACGAGAAAGACCATGAGCTCTACTGTAAAGGCAATTTCCCCATGGCTATTTTTGTCCCTCGTCTCATTGACAAAGTTCCTGTTATCATTGAGCGAGTTGTTACTGCCCATTGTGATGAACAAGTTGAAGCCTATTCTGAACGCCATGGGATGATCAAGATCAAGAATGCCTACGCCTATCACGGCGATTTCCGTGAAGGTGATTGTGGCTCTCTTGGTGTTGTTCGCAATTCCCAGACCAAAGGTAGGAAAATTGCGTCAATTCACATGTCTGGTGACGAGGAACTCCAACTCGGAACCGGAATGCCTGTTACCCGTGAAATGATCGACAAAGTTCTTACGCAGTGGCCACCCCAGATCTCTCGCCCTCCTGTTATGATGACCGCTGTCCCGAAAAACACAACCGACTCCGGCGCGACCATTGTTGCTGAAGTTCCTCGTCAGATGGCTGCTAGCGTCGGTGTGGAGAATGAGCTTGAGCCTACTAAGGTCCAAAAGACCCAGATGGCTCGCTTGTATCCCTCACAACGCCGACCTGCCCGCTTGAAACGATTCCGTGACGAAGCTGGCGTACTACATGATCCCCTTCACGACGCTGTTAACCGCTACGTCGATATCCCTGTTCCCCTTCAAAACTTTGAAGGTGTTCGTGAAGTATGCCAAGCCGAATTCGCTAATATCGTCAACTCCAATTCTTTCCGCCCTCCTCGTGAACTTCGAGTTCTTACTTTCGAAGAAGCCCTTTGTGGTGATGGAACTGGACGTATACGATCAACTGTCCGTAAAACAAGTCCCGGCTGGCCGTTGGTGAAACAGACCGATGGTAAGCCAGGCAAGACCAAGTGGCTGGGAACTGATGGCCCTATCGACCCTACCACTCCTCAAGCTCTTGAACTTAAAGCTATGGTCATGGAAATTCTCGACAACGCTGAGAAGGGCATTCGCATGCCCCACGTTACCATGGCCGTCCCTAAAGACGAGCTTCGCTCTTACGAAAAGTGGCTGTCTGGCAAGACCCGCCTGATAATGCCCACTTCACTTCCTTACTTCCTTGCCTGCAAGATGATGTATGGTGACTTCCTCGCTGACATCATTGAAGGCCGTATCCGCAACGGTTATGCTCTTGGTATCAATCGCTACTCCCGTGAGTGGGACACTGCTGGACGCTTCCTTAAGCGTTCCGGACTCGATGGTGAAGGCATGTATGCTGGTGACTTCGAAGGTCTTGATTCAACGACCCGAATGTACATCCTCATCTGCATCCATGAATACATCATTATGCCCCATTACCGAAACTCCACTCCCCGCCAAGATATGGCCCGCCGTGTTCTGTGGTCTGACATGTACCAGTATCTCGTGATCTACGACGTGCTGATTCATGAACTTGTCAATTCTTACTGCTCTGGCCATCTCGCCACTGCATTTACTGCCACAGCTTACGGGCGCGTCGCTTTCCGTCTCGCCTTCCGCAACTTGCATCCGCAAGGTCCCGTTGCTGGAACCCTCTCTTTCGATGCTTCTGTCTCTCTTCTTGCTCAGGGCGACGATCATGTTGTCCACCCTGCTGAACCAGTCCGTGAATGGTTCAAACCGACCACCTGGGCTCCCCAGATGGCAAAGATCGGCCTTCGCTACACTACCGCCGATAAAAAGAAGATTGAGACCGACGAATGGGAGGACCTCTCCAAGGTAACCTTCCTCAAGTGTAAGTGGCGCCATGAACCTCGCTACGACCGCTACGTTGCCCCGATCTCTCTCGAGACTGTACGTGAACTTCCTTACTGGCACCCTAAGTGGGATAAGAACAATATTGTTGCTATGGACAATTTTTCCATTGCTCTCCATGAGCTGTCGCTCCACGACATGTCCACTTGGAATGAAATGTCCCCTGTTATGTTCAAATCCTACTACGAGGCCTACAACGAAGAATTCCCTATACGTGAGAAGAATGTCCTTATGGACAATCTTACTTCCACAACCTGGGAGAATGCGTCTCGCATACTCTCAGTACGTGGTAACACGCGTGAATGGCTTCAAGATCAGACTCTCATTGGCCTCATGAGTGGCGGCGCCTCCAAAGGCGACGGCCCACTCTGGCACCTTATTTGTCCTGATAATCGCGAGATCTTCATGCATGCTCGCGAAGGTGTCGCCCACGATGGGATGTGTGAAGTAATTGCCCGATTCGAAATCTCCCGTGGTGGCCCCCGTGAAACGTGGATCTCTTGGAATTTTGAGACACAACGATGGAATCCCGCGCATTTTTGCGCCGAGTACCAATTCATTGTCTCTGACGATTCCTTTGCTGACCACTTCAAGGCTGCCATGGGTGAAATCAACGATGCTACACACCTCTATTGGGACCGGTATTGGACCGTCCTCCGCCGACAAGGGAACAACTCATTCATCAATCTCGAACCCAGAGAAGTCCCCATTTTCGGTGTCGACAAGTCACAGTGCTCTTTTGTGCTGGTGAAAAGTGCTACAAAATCACCAGTCCACAGCTGTGCTCCTGATCCCCTTGTTGACGTTCCCCCTTTTGATGGTGACAACTCCTGGAGTCATTCTCCTGATGGTGGATGGGTCTTTGAATACACTGACCCTGACGAGGAGCTCACATACCTTGTCAAAATTGAGTATTTCTACGGTTACACTCGTGGTCTCGTTGACGTTCCCTTTGATCCGTATATCAACGACTCCATGTCTGTCCGTGGTTTTCATTTCACTCCACCTTTCGACGAAGTTCTCACTCCTGGCTCTAACGAACCCGTCAATCCGCGCTTGTCCCTTATGCGCCGTATGCACCGTCAAGTCGGTCGTATGGTCCCAGCCAAATGGTGGGTTGACAGCGTGTTCCTTGCGCTTGTCGTCTTTCCCATCGTTCTTGGCCCGTTCTTCTGGCTCTATGAACGTCTGATGAGAGTCAGACGGACGGGGTTCGGCCCCCTTCGTGGTGCTTTCCCGTCCCTGGCATTGGGTATGATACCCCTTTGTCTAGTAATCCTGTTGCTGGCAATCTCCGGAACTTCCGCCAACATACAGTTATCTCGTGACCCCAGCAGCAACTGGGAGTACTCATCAGCGCACGACTTCGGCAGCCCCGAAGAGTTAAGACAGGTGAACCGGAACCTCACATTGATCTCGCATCAGGACTTTGTGAGTGTCGTACTGATGGCTCAACCAACTGTAGAACCGATCAAGTCCATTGACACCCCTGTTCAAGGAGAACTGGTGTCCACTAAGCCTGCTGAAATGCAGGGCATTGGCGCTATGTCCACTGACAAACCTGGTGAGGTTGTCAAGATGCAAGACCCTATGTCTACCCCATCGTCCATTGTCTCGACCAACTCCACGCACACCCCAAATGACGTCCGTCAACGTCTAGGTACTTGGGTACTCGTGGGGAGTGGTAATATCGACGGCTCCCACGCCGCCGGCTCGACCATTCTCAGCTTCGATCCTGGAGTTGAGTACTTAACGGATTCTTCCGGCATGATCGCTCCCGCCGTCACTGGATTCCAGGGTATCAAGGCAACCCTCCGTGTGAAACTCATGGTAAATGCCTCCGACTCCTGCCAGGGTCGTCTCCTCATGGTGTGGATTCCCCAGGGCGATGCGGGTCTCCTCCCTGGAACCCGCGCGACCGATCTCGTTCTTGCCACTCAGCTTCCCCGTGTCGAACTTGACATTGCGACTGAATCTGAGTGTGAGATGGAGATACCTTGGGTTGCTCCCTGCGCCTTTCATGACATGACCACTGGCACTCCTTCGTGGGGCTCTGTCTACTTTCTCATTTACAGCCCCTTCGCTACTGGCTCTGGTACCGGTGCTTCGACCAACTTCGGATACAGCATTTTCGTTTCCGCAGTCCCTGAGTCCGTTGAACTCTTCAATCCAACCAAGATGACCGTCCCTTCCACCCCCTATAGGCGCATTCAGCGTCTCCAATCGGGTGCGGGTAAACGCTCCGTCAAGAAAAAGAGTTCCAACATCACCGACACCGAGGCCCAAGCCTCTGGCAAAGTCTCAACCTTCCTAGGTAAGGTCGCCAAAACGGCCGAATTTGTGGAGGTTGCTGTCCCTGACCTATCTGCGTTCGCGGGTATTGCTCGTTGGGCTGCCGATATCGGAGCCGGCGTCGCCGCCGCCTTCGGTTACGAAAAACCTAACGATGAGTCCGCATCTTCGTATCAGACCACGTCCATCAACCACGGTGCAGCCAACTGTGACGGAATTCAAACTGTCCAGTCTACCGCTATCACGAAGAGCAGTAAAGTGGATGTCCTTCCTGGATTTGCCGGGAGCAACGTCGACGAAATGTCGATGGAATATCTGCTCTCGAAGTCCTACTTCCTCTCTTCTGTCTCGTGGGCGCAAGCTGCCACTAGTGGTTCGACGCTCTTCACGTTGATCCCGACCCCTGCGAATCTCCGTGTGCTCCGATCGGGCCCGCCTGCCTATTACGTGGCTGGCCCCCTTGGGTACCTCTCCAAGTTCTTCCGCCTCTGGAGAGGTCCTATCGTGGTGCGCTTGAAATTCGTCAAGACCCCCTACCATACAGGACGCTTGTGTGTGGCCTGGTATCCTGGTCTCAGCTCTGACCCAGGCTTCACTTCCTCTGCCTTCTGTCATCGCGAGTTCATCGATGTTGGTGGTGAG